TTGGTGATGTTGATTGTACATTTTCTTCTGGTGGACATCTTAAAGGTACAAGGGATATTTATCAAGATACTTCAACTGCTTATACACTTCTATCAAGAGATAATGGGTCAATAGTTACTATGAATAATGCAAGTGCAAATACACTTACAGTACCACCAAATTCAAGTACATCATTTACAATAGGTACAATTATTAGAATAATTAATACTGGTAATGGAGTAACTACAATAACAGCTGGTGCTGGTGTAATATTAAATTTTAATAATGTACCAGATGGTGTGACTGCAACAGTTGCTAAATCTAGTAAAAGAACCTTGATTAAAGTGGGTACTGATACATGGAATATAGGATGGTAAGTAAGAATGGGTTAAATATCATCAAGAAGTATGAAGGGTTCAGAAATCACCCATATTTATGTGCTGCTGGTATTCCAACAATAGGATATGGTAATTCATATTATCTAGATGGTAGAAAGGTTAAATTAACTGATGAACCCATTACCATCAAAGATGCTGAAAAGCTTCTTAAATCAATCTTAAATGAGTTTGAAAAGGGTATAAACAAGGTTGTGAATGTAAGGTTGAATCAGAATCAATTTGATGCAGTTGTTTCATTCACATATAATGTAGGTATTGGTGCATTTATCAGTAGCACATTATTAAGAAAAATAAATATAAATCCAAATGATGAAAGCATTTCACATGAGTTCAAAAAATGGAATAAAGTAAATGGTATTGTGATGAAAGGATTAAAGAAAAGAAGAAATGAAGAATCATATCTATACCAACAAAACAATTAATTATGAAAGGTAGAAAAAGCAAATTACCAAATTTTATAATAGCACTTAAAGAAGTACTAAAAGATAAACGTTCTGTAATCTTAACAGACCCAGAATTATTGGTTGCATGTAATCATAGATTAAAACCAAAAGAAAGAGTTGCAACATCAACATTTGAATTTTGGAAAACTGCAACTTTAAATAAGAAATCACCAGAAAATATTGATTCAATAGATTCTGAAATGGTTGAAGAATTTAGAGAATTATTAGCATATGCTAGAGTAGAACAAAAACTGAATTTAACTTCTGGTATCATGGATGCTAAGAATAAAAATCAATGGGGTTCAACATGGATATTAGAAAGAAAATTTAAAGACTTACAATTAAAACAACAACATCAAGAAATTCATCAACCATTGATACAAATAACAGCATCTAATGATGAACATAAAAAGCTAATTCAAAGTATAATGAATGGTGAATCAATACAATTACAACCAGCAAAAGCTGAAGAAGTAAACTATGATGAACCTGAATATGTTGAAGTAATAAAAGAAGATAGTATTAACCCTCAAATTGATAATGAGTAATGGTATATATAAAACATCAGCTGCATTTGCTAAGATTGCACAACTAACTAAACCAGTCAAAATAGTACAAGGTGGTAAAGGTTGTAGTAAAACTATATCTATACTTCAACTATTCATCTTTACAGCTATGAGTATTAGAAAAAATCTAATATTATCAGTGGTTGCAGAATCATTACCTAATTTAAAATCTGGTGCATATAGAGATTTTGAAAAGCTTCTGAAAGATATGAATGTTTACAGCAAGTTTGAAGTAAACAGAACTGATAAAACTTTCAAATATGGTTCTAACATTATAGAATTCTTTAGTGTTGATGGTGAAGCTTCTAGATTAGGTTCAAGAAGAACCCATTTATATATCAATGAAGCTGATAATATCAAGTTTGAAACCTATTTAGAATTACAAGGTAGAACATCAGATTTTACAATTATTGATTATAATCCTAGAAGAAGATTCTGGGCACATTCAGAATTAATCAATCAACCTAATGTTGATTTCATTCAATTAAACTATTTAGATAATGAATACATACCTAAAGGTGAACTAGATTCAATTCTTTGGTATAAAGAAAAAGCTAAATCTGGTAATAGATTCTGGGTAAACAAATGGAAAGTATTAGGATTAGGTGAACTAGGTGTAGCAGATGGTGTTGTATTTGAAGATTATCATATTCTAAATGAAGTACCAGAAGGTGCTAAATATTTAGGTGCTGGTTTAGATTTTGGGTTTTCAAATGATGAAACAGCCATTATCAAAATATATAAATACAATGATTCAATCATAATGAAAGAATCACTGTATAAAAAAGGACTGTTGAATTCTGCTATAGCTAGACATATTACACAAGATGCAGAACTAGCTAATGGAATCATAATTTGTGATTCATCAGAACCAAAAACAATAGCTGAATTAAGAACCTATAATATACCAGTAATGGGTGTTAAAAAAGGTAAAGGTTCAATCATATCTGGAATACAAATCATGCAAGAATATAACCTAATTATCATAGGTGATAATCTGATTGAAGAATTCACAAACTATTCATATCAAAAAGATAGAAGTGGTGAATCATTAGGTGTACCAATTGATAAATATAATAATGGTATTGATGCTGCTAGATATTTCTTTATGACAATATTATCTAAATCATCAATCAACCATAATATTTTAAGATGGGTAAGCTAATGAACGAAATAAAGAACTATAAATTAAAAGATTTTGTGATTCAAGATGAACAAACCATTATTGATTATGTGAATCTACTTCAATATGTAGAACCAATACCAACTACAAAAGAAGTATTTCACCTAAAGTTAAAGCATGTTGATTTTATCAAAGAAGCTTTAACTGATAATAATGATTTGATGTTGATTAAAATAATTGCACTGGTTCAAGGTATAACTGAAATAAAGGTATTTGAAATGCCTATTACATTATTCTTTGGATTGTTGAATTCAGTAAAAGAACAAATTAAAATCATTGCTAAAGCTGAACAGAATACACTAGCAAGTGATATACCCAATATGAAATGGGAATCAGTAAATGGTTCTGAAAGAATGAACAAGTTTGGTATTTATAATGTTCTAGATAATCTAGCTGATGGTGATATTCTAAAGTATGAAAGTATCTTAAATCTATCATATGCTGATGTATTCACAAAGCTTAGAATGAATAAGGTTAAAGAAGATTTAACCAACGAAATGAATAAAATTAAAACAAATGTATAACCTAATAAAAAACATAGCAACCACTAATAATTGGATATTTACTTATGCAAGAAAAGACTTCATGAATCTATTTGATGAAGAAGAACAATTAGATGTACCACATCTATTTTTAGACCCAGTAACAGTTGATACAATATTTGATGAATATAATTCAGTGGAATCTAAAACATATAGTGGTTCACTAATGGTATTATATTCTTCTAGTATTGATGAAGAAGATTATGATACTAGATATCAAAACTATATTAAACCAATAGTATCTGGTGCATCAGCAACTATTAAATCTGCTATTCAATGTGATGGTATTTATACTATTAATAACTGGCGTGAAGTTGAAGTCATCAATGCATTTGATTACAATCTTGATGGTATTATAATAACCTATAATATCAATGAATAATGATTCAATAATTCGACAAGAAATAGATTTGATTTTAAAGGACATTATAACACTTTATAATGCTTCTGGTAAAAGAACATCAGGTGAGTTTGAAAAGGGCTTAGAAGCTATCTATTCACCTAATAGAGCTATTATAATGGGTCACTATTATCTAGCTGGTAGAACTGCTGGTAAACAACCACCAGTAGCTAATATTTTACAATGGATTAAAACAAAAGGAATACAACCAATATCAGATAAAATGACAATCACAGGTTTAGCATGGGCAATTGCAAAAAAGATTGCTAAATCTGGTACAAATAAAGAAAATCATCTAAAGATTTATGAACAGGTAATAACCCCAGAAAGAATAGATGAAGTAATAAATAAAGTAACTGCATTTAATGTAAATCTATTTGTAAATGAATTAGAAACATCATTAGCAGTATTAGCAAAAAATATATAAATCATGAGCATTACAATACATAAAGAACCAAGTACATTATACCCAGCCTATAATGATTCATATTTAGAATTCAGTTCTAATTTAAGTGGTCAAACACATGCAGAAATAACACTATACCCATCAGAAACATTTACCAACAATTTTAAAATATATGCTGATGCAGATGGTAAATATTTATTCAACTTAAAAGAAGCTGTAAAAGCTAGATTTAGTGTTGATGGTTTTGATGATAAATATTCAACATATCCAATTGATTGGATTGAATCATACACTGGTATTACATTATCACAAAACATGGATATCAATATATATGATGCTGGTACTGGTGAAACACAAAACAACACATATACATTCTATAAATCAGTTAAACAAGTTGGTGAAGAAATCTATGATAATACTGCACAAGTTAATAATGTATCAACCAATGGTATTGATTACTTCTTGACCTATTTTGAAGGTTACCCATTTTCATTTGAGATACAAAATATAACAGGTACAACTGTAGAGATAAAGAATAATAATTCAGCAATGACTTCAACAGCATTTACTGCAACAACAACTGGTTCACATAGAGTATATGTATCTAAAGCAACATCTAATTGGACTACTTCAAGTTGGTTACCATTATTGGCTTTACATAACCAATTAGAAATACGTGAAGATGGTGCATTCAAAACCAATATCAGATTGAAAAAAGTACCATCACAATGTGGTGTATATCTTAAATGGTTTAATAATGATGGTGGGTATTCATATCACTTATTTGAAGAATTCCATAAGACAAGATTAACAGCCAGAAGTGTTGGTGAAGTAGCTACTAATACATTCTTAAATGTTGGTGAAGGTCTTAAAGCACCATATAGAAATTTAGGTAAAACAGCTAGTGAAAGAATGAGTATTAAATGTAATGCTACTTCAGATGAATTGAATGTAATAGAATCATTATTCACATCACCATCAGTACAAATGTATAGTGAACAAACACCATATAAATTGGGTGAATGGGTGAATGTTGAAGTGATTGGTAGTCATTCATATGCTAACAAATCAAACATCAATAAAGTTTCTGTAGATATTGAACTACCAGAACCTATGACAATAAGACTATAATAGATGAAAGAACAATTATATTTAAATAATCAACTGGTTGATTTGCCACAAAAAGCAATCACTAGAAAAATTCAGATAGGTGATGTAGCTGATATATCATCAAGAAAAGCATCATTCAGTTATACTTTTAGTTTACCTAGAACAGCTAAGAATACATTGATATTTGATATGTTAGGTGTGAATCATAATACATCTAGAAAACCATTTGAAAAAATCACAGCTGATTATATTGTTGATTCAATACCATTAATATCTGGTGGGTATGCTATTATTAAACAAACTGATGATGATTATAAAATCAATATCTATGATGGTGCAATTGGTTTAATAGAAAGTTTAAAAGGTAAAAAGATTAATGAACTTAATTTTAATGACCTTAATCATTATTCTGGTACTGATATCTATCTTGATAGTTATACTAATACAGAAGGTTATATCTATGCAGTAGCTGATTATGGTTTACCAGTAAGTACACCAATATTAGTTGAAAGACAAGCACCATGTGTTTTTACACATACAATGTGGTCTAAGATATTTGATGAAGCTGGTATTAATTATACTGGTAACTTCTTCACAACCAATAATGATTATCTAACTGAAGTTATAACACCTTCAAATGGATATGAAATTACTGAAGATGATGTTGTATTTGATAGTTTAGGTTCTAGAACTACAGATACTGTAGCTAGAAATGAATTTAGTGATTCATATATTTCTTATACAGACCAACATACATGGGTATCTGGTTCATTCAGTGGATTCACCACAGGTGGTGATGGTACATTAACATCAACCATAACTGAAAATATTAAGATAGATATCACTTCAACTTATACAAATTCAGATACTAATCTAAAACTATATGTAAAGAAGAATGATTCAGCACAAAGTATTATAACACTACCAGAAGGTAGTACATCTAAAGTTAGTTCAATCTTAATACCAGTTGAATCTGGTGATACCTTAACCTTTGAAACTGTAGCACAATCAAATTATTTAGATGAAGGTGAAGATGTATATAATATAAACTATTCAGTAGTGAATGGTATAACTATATCAACACAATCTGGTGGTACATTTGTTGACTTTGCAACCATCTTACAAGATGTATCACAAATGGATTTCATCAAAGATGTAATGAGAAGATACGGTTTAATACTTCACCCAATAAAAGATTCAAGTGATTACAAATTCATGCAGATTGAAACATTATTAAATGCAACTAGTAGTGCAGAAGATTGGACATATAAATTAAATGAAATCACATCAGAAAAATATGATTCTGGTTATGCTAAATCAAACTTAGCACAATATGATTATACAGAAGATGTAGTATCAACCAATTTTGATGGTACACTAGCAACTGATAATGTTAATGCTGCTGATGAAAGAACACTATTTAAAAGCATATATGAAATACCATTAATCGCTGGTGATGTATATTTTAATACAACATATTCAATACCAATTTGGGAAGCTTTATCTGGTGGTGTTGTAGGACTAATAGAAACACCAATCAAATGTTTAAGATTAAACTATGATACACAAAATATTAGTGCTAAATTTTTTAGTGGTACTACTTCAAATTACTTTGGTGAAGTACCATTCTTATCATTGAATAATGTTAGTATGCAATACTATATTAATAACTATTATAAAGGGTTTGGTAATCTGATTAATGATTATAAAGAAATAGATGTTAGTGCTAATTTAAATGTGATTGATATTTATAATCTAGACTTCTTTAAGTTGAAGTATCTAAAACAAACTGGTAGATATTACATGTTGAATAATGTAATCAATAAACCAAATAGTAATTCTAAAGTTAAGCTATTAGAAGTATCAGCATTTAGTACAAACACTGCACCAACAATGATTGGTGAATATTCATTCTTAATGGGTTATAATAGCACTAGAATCATTACTGAAGCTAATTTAACAACTGGTACATCACCAGCTTATTTTGACCCAGAATCAGATTCACCATTAAAAGTTAAAATTACTGGTGGGTTTAATAATGATATCTTAATAAAACAAAGTGGTAATACAATAACAGCTACTACTGAAATACTATTCAGTGAATTAGATTTAACAATTAAAGATGTAGCATCTGGTACAACCAGTGCAACCACATTTACATTTGATATAGCTGATGCTGGTAGTGGTAATTATAGTGGTTTAAATACAGGTAAGATAAATGTGACTGTAGAATCATTTGTTAACACTGCACCAACAGCTGATGCTGGTTCTGGTTTCCATGTAGATGTTTATGAATCAAATCCAACAGACCCATATACATCAACACTTAATGCTTCTGCATCATCAGATGCTGAAAGTAATATAGTATCATACAAATGGTTTATAGATAGTAAACCAGTTGGTAGTGGTGCATATACAAGTGCTGCATCAGCATCACCATTTGGTACATTATATATACCAAATGAATTAGCATCTGAAGGTTCATATACTATTAGAGTATTAGTAAAAGATGCATTTGATTTAACTGATGAAGATACTATTACAGTCACTGTAACCTATCATTCATTTGAATAACATAACAACACCCCAAATTAATTATTAATCATGGCAGAAACTATACGTATTGCAGAACTTGCAATAGACAATAAAAAATTATTAACAACACTTCAACAAACCAAAAAAGGTATTGATGATTTAGCTGTAGCACAGTTCAAACTTAAAGCTGCTGGTGAAACCAATAGCAAACAATTCATTCAAAATGAAGCTGATTTAAAATCATTGAAGCAAGAATATAACCAACAACAAAAGGTACTTCAAGCTACAACTAAAGCTAATAGTAATCTAACAGCTGAACTAGATAAAGAAATTAAATCACTAGATGCTGCTAAACAAAATAATGCAGAACTAAAAATCATTAGAAATCAATTGAATGCTGAAACTGTAGAAGGTGCTAAAGCAATTGATGCTATCAATAAAAAGGTAGATGAAAATACTGATTTCATTAAAGCAAACATATCACAACTTGAAGTACAGAAAACACAGATAGGTGATTACAAGAATGGTATCAAAGATGCATTCCAAGAAATGAATATCTTCAATGGTGGCCTAGCTGGATTTGCAGCAAGAAGTAAAGAAGCTGGTGGTGCATCAAACCTTATTGGTAATTCTTTAAAAGGAATGGCACAAGGTTTTGTGGGGTTAACTAAAGCATCATTAGCATTCATAGCTACACCAGTTGGTGCAGTACTAGCAGCTATAGTTGCTGTATTCGCATTGGTAAGAAATGCAATGAATAGAAGTGAAGAATCAACCAATAAGATTAAAGAAGCTTTCAGTGCATTTGGTGGTATTGTAAAAGGACTAATGAAAGTATTAGAACCAGTTGGTAAATTCTTAATTGATGGTATTGTTAAAGCATTTGCATTAGTTGAAAAGGGAATCTTTAAAGCACTGAATGCAATAGCAACAGGTTTAGAATTCTTAGGTTTAGATACAGCAGCTAAGAAGCTTAAAACATTCACCAATGAAATAGAAGCATCAGCTAAAGCATCAAAAGAATTAGCTAGAGCAGAAGCTGAATTAACCAAAGCACAAAGAACACAAGAAAAGGTACAACTTGATGCACAAAAAGCTGCTGAAAAACTTAGACAAATTAGAGATGATGAAACATTATCAACAGCTGAAAGAGTTAAAGCTAATGAAGATTTAGGTAAATCATTACAAAATCAATTAGCATCAGAACTTCTAATAGCTAATAAAGCATTAGAGGTTGCACAACTTAGATTACAAGCTGATGGTGAATCTAAAGAAGCACTAGATGCACAAGCTGAAGCTTTAACTAAAATAGCTGAAGTACAAGAAAGATTAGTATCACAAGAATCAGAACAACTTGTGAATAGAAATTCATTATTAAGAGAAGGTGCAGATAAAGCTAAAGAAGCTGCATCTGCTAAAGCTGAACAAGCAGCATTAGAAATTCAATTATATGAAGAACAAAATAGATTACTAGCTAAAACTGATGAAGATAGATTAGCACTTCAAAGAGTATTAGCAGATAAAGAAATTGATTTACTTCAAGAAAAATTAGATAAGAAACTAATAACTGAAACTGAATTTCAATTAGAAAAGTTAGCACTAGAAAATGCACTAATAGAATCTGAAGAAGCTAATCAAGAAGCTGAACTTCAAAGGTTATCTGATTTTGAAAATAGAAAACTAGAACTTCAAAATGAAATTGATTTAGCTAAAGAAGAATCAGAACTAGCTAAAGCTGAACTAAAACTAGAACAAGATTATGAAAAACAATTAGCAGAACTTGAACTACTTGAATTAAATGAAACTGAAAAAACTGAACTACTAGCATTACTAGAAGAACAAAGAGCATTAGCACTTGCTGATATTACTGATAAGTTTCAGAAAGATGAACTAGCTAAAACTAAAGCTGCTAATCTTGCATTGATTGAAGCTGAATCACAAAGAACTGAAGCTATGACAAACTTAGCTAAACAACTGTCAGATAAGTTAGCTGGTCTATTAGGTGAAACTCTAGCTGGTAGAATAGGTGCATTATTATCTGAAGCTGCTTTTGCTATACTGCAAATTAAAAACAATGCAGCCAAAGCTAATGCAATTGCTACAGCAAATGATGCTGCAATTCCAGCTGTATTACCACCAGGGATTCCAAACCCAGCTAAAGCTGTATCTATTGCTTCAACTATTAAAGCTAAAGCTGCAAATTCATTAGCTGCTGGTAGAGCAATTGCACAAGTAGTTGCATCACAAGCAATCAAAGCTGTTAAGTTTAAATCTGGTGGTATCTTAAATGGTGCATCACATTTGAATGGTGGTATTCCAACACCATATGGTGAACTAGAAGGTGGTGAAGCTGTAATCAATACAAGAAGTACTGCAATGTATAAACCATTACTATCTGCTATCAATGAAGCTGGTGGTGGTAAAAGATTTGCACAAGGTGGTATTCTAGGTGCATCATCTGCACCATCTAATTTAATCAACTATGAAAAATTAGGTCAAGAAGTAGCTAAAGCTAATTTATCATTACCAGCACCACAAGTATCAGTACAAGAAATTGGTGATGTATCTTCTAGATTAACATCAGTTGAAGAACAGGTAACTTTATAATTAATTCATATCTTTATGATATGGATAACTACAAAAAAAATGACCCTAGATTCTGGTTCTTACATTCAAGAACATCTAGGGTTATTCTTTTAATATTAATCATTATTACTATCATTTTAGGAATCATTGAAAATAATTAATAATATTACAATATGCTGCAAACCCTTATGAATACTATCTTTATAACCTTTATCACTTTAGCATTAACTACTGTTGTAATTAATG